TTGGCAGTTGCAGCAATGGATGCCGGAAACGACGCCGCAGCAACAGACCATCACGACTTAATTATTGAACCCGGTATTGGACCTAATCGATTCCACGTTATCAAATACGTAAGAGCAGCAGCTTAAAGAATCATTTATTTTTTTATTTTTTTCTTTAAGTTTTTATAATCATAAAATGGGAAATCCATTATTAAACATTAGTAAGCCTGTTTCAAAACAGACTTTTAGTGAAGTAAGACATAGTGCAGGTATCGCTGATGACTTTGCAGTTCGTAAAGTTATTAGTACTAAAGAAGGAACTATAGAGAAAGTTCCAGTTAATGATAATGACATAGTTAATAAAGCCTATGCTGATAGTATAGCTGGTGGTTTGGCTTTACCTTTAAAACAATTAGGAGATAAGTTATTTATTAACTTTGCAGCAGACACTTATCTTATTTATAATTCTGTAACTCATCAATTAGAATTTTGGGTTGATGGAGTTCTTGTTAATTCATTTGGTTAAGGTTTAAGGTATCTCTCTTTAATATTAATTAGTCCTACGGACTAATTAATCTTAAAATTGAAAAGAATCAGTCTCTCTACACTACCTTACTACACTACTTATACTTACAATACTACATACATACACATACATACACATACTACTATACTACTACATACTATACTATATACTACTATACACTATAATACACATATAATACCTACTTATACTACAAATATAGAAGTATATAAATGTTTAAATAGTAGTTATTCCTATGAATTTAGTTATTGAGTGATGAGATAATTTAACCAACGACAAAATCACTCTTTAACATTATAATATGACAGAGAGAATATTGATAAGAACTAATGTAAACATTTACAAAGATACAATGGATACATTAAAGATGGAGGGTATTGAATTAGGTTCATTAGTTAGAACTTTACTTGATAACTACCTTAGTGATATCCAGATACTTGAAAATAAGAGTAATCAATTAAAGGAACAAGCAAAACAAATAGATTCATTAATTGAATTAAAAAAGAAATCTGAAGAAGAAAAGCGATTTAGATTTAGAAGACTTAATGACTTTCAATTAAAAGTAGTAATGGGATCAATAGAAATACTTTCAAAAGATAATAAATACTTCACTGGAAGATTAAATTATTGGAATAATACATTTGAAGATATGAAACTTAATCCAAAAGAGTTCCAAGAACTACTTGATACTTATACAGATGAAAAGGGGGTAAAATCAAATGAAAGTAATTGAATATAAGAAAGAAGAGATAACTACTGAACCTCCAAGTGAACTTACATATAAGAATGTAATCTATTGGAGTGCAAGTAGTCGTCAATTAGAAGGAGTTAAACAAGGAAATGCTATTGTAACAAAGGCAAGAAGATTCATTAAAGATAATCTTGTTGGATATAACACAGAAACTAAGACTTTTTATGTATTACCAATAAAGAATTATAACCATACAACCTACACTATTAACAATAGAGGTGATGGACACTTTGAATGTAATTGTCAGTTCTACAATAACATAAGTTCCAAATGGGAGCATCCAACCTGTTCCCACATCCAAGCTGTAAAGTTTTGGCTTGAAATAAGGCGTTGGAATAAATTAAATCAAGAGGAGGACATAGAATGAAACATAAGACAACACTTGTATTAAGTGAAGAAACTAAATATAAACTGTTAAACATTAAGTTAAATAAGAAACTTAAGTCAACAGAAGATGTATTAAAGCTTTTATTAAGCAAATACAAGGAAGAATAAATGGGAAGAAAGATTAAACCATGTACAGTATGTGGTAATAAATGTACTGGTAGACTATGTAGGGAGTGTTATGAAAGAAAGACTAACATAAGACACTATGGAAGCGGTATAAAACCTACATATAATACAATTAAAAAGGAGGGAATAAAAAATGAAACAAAAACAAGACAAAATAGAAAAGTATCTTCAGACCAAGATAACATCTATGAAGAATATGTGTACTGATTATTTAGATTATTACAATAAGATGAAGGCAAACTATGAAGAAGTTGAAGTAATGTTAAGTGAATATAAGAGTGGGAAGTAATTCCCCTCTAAATCACTTTCAATACTCAATCATATATAAATATATCACATCATTCATAATCAATAGTAGATACAATACAATAAACAATAGATAACATAATAACTAACATAACAATTAGAACTAACACTCATCCTTTCATTCTTTATATTAACTATTCTCTTAATTACTTATATAAACAAATCAATATACATACATTTAAATAACTTCTAATACTAAATTTAATGTAATTAAATTTACTATATATAAGTATAAATAGTATAGATTTAATAATAAAGTAAAAGATAAAGAAATATAAAGAATGATAGAAACAAAGACATCACCAAACACACTTAATTCAATAGGAAAGGCACCAACAATCGTAGATTTACCCATATTTGATATAATACTCATATTAAACTCAATATATCCAATACCCTGTATACCAACTATCTATTATACAATACATCCATTAAGTATAACCCCTACAATAATAAGTATAAAGGTAGGTAACTATAAGTATACTACTTAAGATATTAACTTAGTGCATAGTAGTAAGATTATAATAGAACAAGGCATCGGATTTGATAACACTACTTTTGCCCGCTATGGATCTCCCGCAAAAAAATTATACTATGACAAAACAAAAGATAAATAAAGATTTAGAACCATATAAGTACACAATGAAGACTTCATTTACTTTAGATAAATGGCAGTTAGAGGTGTTAGAAGCTAATGGTAATATATGTTTATGTAGTGGTAGACAGGTTGGTAAGTCTGAGATAATTGCTATTAAAGTAGCAGAATACATTGCTAATAATCCAAAGAAGAAAGTATTAATTATATCTATTACTGAAGACCAAGCACAAAGGATGTTGCAAAAGATAGTACTTCATTTATGTAATAATTATCAAAAGATGATTGCTCAGGGTAAGGATAAAAAGACTGGTGAGATGTTAAAACCAACACAACATAAAGTTAACTTAACAAATAAGTCTTGGGCAGTGACTAAAGCAGTAGGACAATATGGTCTTGGTGTACTTGGAATGACAGTAGATGTAGTAGTACCAGATGAAACTGCTTATTTACCTGAAGCTATATGGTCAAGTATTACACCTATGTTATTGACTACCGGGGGAGTTTTATGGTTATTAAGCACTCCTAATGCACAGGAAGGGTTCTTTTATGAAGCATATACCAATCCAGATATGCATTTTAAGACATTTCATGTAAATTCAGAAGAAGTAGCAGAAAATAGACCAGAACCTCAAAGAACTATTATGTTAGAACACCTTAAACATGAAAAGGCAAGAATGACAGAGTTACAATATGCTCAACAATACCTTGCACAGTTTCTTGAAGAACTTAATCAATTATTTCCAGATAGTTTAATAAAAGCATCACAATCCCTTCAGAGGTTACCTAATTCTAACTCTCTAATAAACCCCGAAGGGATATATTATTTAGGTGTAGATGTAGCAAGAATGGGTGGAGATGAAACTACCTTTGAAGTATTTGAGAAGATAGGTGATACTTTTTATCAAAGAGAGAATATTATGAATAAATATACACTAACTACTGAAACTATTGATAAAGTACTTGAGTTAGATAGATTATATAACTTTAGAAAGATATATATAGATGATGGTGGACTTGGAGTGGCTGTATTTGACCAATTACTTACAGAAGAACAAACAAAGAGAAAGATAGTTGCTATAAATAATGCAAGTAGGGCATTAGATAGAGATGAAAACAGAAATAAAAAGTTACTTAAAGAAGACTTATATCTTAATCTTAAAAGATTAATGGAGAGAGGAAAGATTAAATTATTAAATGACCCAGAGATTTATTCAAGTTTAAAGAGTGTTACAATAGAAACGAGTGATAAGACTGGTGAAATTAGAATATATGGTAGATATACTCATATTGTAGAAGGAATTATTAGAGCAGCATGGGCTGATAGGGACAAACATTTAAATATCTATTGCTATTCTATTTAAATATGTCAGATACAAAAGAAAAATATAAAAGAACAGGTAGAGCCTCTGAACTTAAATATTATTTAGCAAATAAAGATAAAATTGTAATTAGAAATAGAGAGTATTTAAGAAAGCAAAAACTTTTAGCAGTAACATATAAAGGACATAAATGTCAAATGTGTGGTATTGTAGATGAATGTTTATCAATATATGACTTTCATCATACTGACCCAACTATAAAAGAATTTAAAATAAGCGGTAAACCTTTTAATAAAAAAGAATTAGATAAATGTATT